CGCCGATTTTGAGGAAACGGTCAACCGACCAGTTTCCATCAGGGACGGCCTAATCTATCCAGACACGAATGTTCTCTCACAAATGTGCTCCACAGGGATCATTGAGCATTCCTCGATTCAGGACTACGCAGAGGAAATTGCATGGCTCAGGAAGTCACCAAGCCGATAGCCCTACAGCCCAACCAGATGACGCTGTTGAAAGCGTGCCTTGACCAGAGGCCGGAAGCGCCGACGGTATTGGGATTCGGGGGTAGCCGTGGGTGTGCCAAGTCGTTCTGCGTTCGTGCGATAGCGTTGATTCTGGCGATGATGTTTCCAGGTTGTATCGTGTGGATCATCCGCCGCGTGTGGGACGATTTGAACAAAGACCATGTACAGCCGTTGCTGCGTGATGAACACCCGGAGTTGAAGGCATTCTGGCGGGCGCAGGACAAGGAATTGCGGTTGCCGAACGGGAGTTCGATATTCTTCATTCACGCGGGCGATACGGGGCGGGCGAAGCGGAAGGCGCGCGGTCCGCAGGCTCGGTACATCTTTTTAGAGCAGGCAGAGGAGTTCAGCGAGGAAGAGATTCAGCAGTTGGACGGGTCGAACCGCGAGGCTGGCGTGTCGCCAGGCGTCTGCAAGAAGATCCTGACTTTCAATCCTGGGGGCATCGGGACGGCGTATCTTCGGCGGGTGATGTGGCTTCGGCAGTTCCATGATAACGAAGACCCGGCGGCGTTCATGTTCATCCAGGGGTACGGGTGGGACAATTACGAGTGGTTCCGCGGCCTGGGTATCGTGAGTGAGAAGGACTTCTACGAGTCTCCGGAGTGGAACGAGGGGCCAGAGGTGCCAATTGAGCAGACACGTCGGTTCAAGGTGTTCACAGAGAAGACCGATTTCGGAAAGAAGTTGGCCGCATTGCCGCAAAGCCAGCGAATCGGTGAGTTGATGGGTAGTTTCGAGAAATTCGCGGGGCAATACTACTCCGAGGTCTGGGAAGAGAGCGCGACGGTGCTTGATTCTGCGCTGGTGGGGAGAATTGTCCAGCCGTGGTGGAGGCGGTGGCTGACAACGGACTGGGGATTCAGCCACTACGCGGCGACGGGATGGTTTACGAGCGGGATTCTATCGCCAGAGCAAGTTTTGTCGCTGTTTGGCGTGAACATGACGGGAATGCTGCGAATTATCATCCTTTATCGGGAATTGGTGGTGAATGACGTTGCGGAACCGGACCTTGCGAAGCTGATTTTGCACTTGACGCCTGAAAGTGAGCGCCGGGAGATTCGAGATCACTACATCGGGCACGACGCCTGGGCGAAACGGGGAAGCGCAAACACCGTGGTTGAGCAGATGGAGCCGGTTTTCGTGAATGGAGGGTTGCCAAGGCTGTCGCGGGCCGACATCGACCGGGTTGGAGGCTGGCGGTTGCTGTTCAACTGCTGGGCGACGGCACGACGGCTGCGGAAATGGCCCGGTGGAGTCGATTTTCAGCAGGAAACGCAGGACCAGCCGGCCTTTTTCGTGTCCTCGGGGTGCCCGGAGACGATTGCAGCGGTCCCGATGCTGATTTGCTCCGAAAAAGACCCTACCGACATCGAAAAGATGAGCGGGCAGGCATCGGATGACATTGCGGACATGGTGCGGTATGGGTTGAAGACGCACCTTTCGGCCAAGACTGAGGCTCCGTTTGAGAACCGGGCGGCGGAGACGTATGCGAAGTACGAAGACCCGACTTCGAGGGCCATGGCGATGTTGCGCTTGACATCCCAGGAGAAAAGTGCTCAGTATATCCATAGGAGACGGCGCGCGTGAAGCGACTGTTGGAGAAACTACGAGCTTGGATATTCCGGTCATTGTCCGGGGATCTCGAACAAATTCTCAACATCATCATCGGGAGACTGGAATCCATTGAAGGTTGCGTTAAACAGCAACTCGCTGCCGACCGAGAGGTTAGGGATGCGGTGGTGAAAGACCTGGTTTCCGAGGTCAATAAGCTCCGCAACCAACTCAATGAGCGCCAAGCCGAATTGCCAGCGGGCCGGCGGGTGGCGCGCACCTTCAGCGAATTTCGAGCGGCTGCCGAAGGGCGGCCCCAGGAGAAGCGATGAGCATAGCAGACACCATGGCGGGTATGGCCCGCGGCGGGAAGAAACCCGGCATCGGTGAGGAAACCGAACACCAGATGGGCGGAAAGTCGGAAGCGGACGGCGGAGAGCATTCGAAGTTGTTCGACCACGGCGACGGGACGTTTCACAGCGTCACCAGCGACGGGGAGCGCACGGAACACCCGCGCATCGGTCACGCCGTCGTCCACTTGGCCGCGCACCACGAGCCGGAAGGCAAGCACTTCCACGTCCACCAAGACGGAGGTGGAGGACACACGAGCCACCAGGCCGCCGAAGGTGGTAAGGCCGAGGGACCGCATGACCACGAGAACATCGAGGCCCTGGACCAGCACATGCACCAGTTCTTGCAGGAAGAGGAACATGAGGGCGAAGGTGGCTACGGCGCCCATGGCGGCGGCGAAGGGTCGATCTTCGAGTAACCGGGCATCAGCCCAAAAGGAATTACGATGAATACCAAACGATTGATTTTCGCGGGCCTTCTGGCTCTTGCCCTGGCCCTTTCTTCAGCAGCGCAGACGATTCCTGGCACCACCTACACTTACGGCAGTTTCAAGCCGACCCTGACCGTGTACATCGGCACGTCATCGGCCACCACGACGCAGACGCTCACCGTGGATATTGGCCAAGTACCGGGACCGAACGGAATCGTTTTCTATCCGCTGGCGGCCGGCGCGGTTGGGCAATCGGTCATTGTGGGGACTGGGACCAACGCCGATACCGTGACCATTTCGGCGGTGAACTGCTACACGCCACTGGTTTATGGGACGTGCTCCTTCACGGCGTCCACCTATTCGCACAGTCATGCTACGGGAGAGCCGGTTTTCTTCCCAACGGCGGTTGAGGCCACGAAATTGGAAGGCGCTTGCACGGGTACGGCCACGGCCAGCCAGACGCTCGGCCTGTACGGACTCGGGCAATGGGCAGCGCAGGCTTGTACACAGACGGCGGTGGCTCTCGGCAGAACACTTACGCAGCCTGGGACCATCCGTTTCCTTGGAGTCGCGGTATCGGTAGCCGGGACCACAGCAAATTCGGGCGTGTTCACGGTTCTGAAGAACGGATCGACCACGACCATTACGTGCACTGTCGGAACGAACACCAGCTGTTCCGACTCCTCGCACTTCATCACAGTATCGGATGGCGACATCATCAGCGTGCAATTCACCACACAAGCTGCGGAAACGCTTGCGGGAGCCAAGGCATACGTCTTGATCTACTAACATGGCGAAAATCATCCAGATCATCGACACGGACTCGACCGGGCACCGGGTCCGTTTGGACGACGGCTCGATTGTCTCGCTGAAACACTCGCATGACGTTCCTACCGTAGGCGCCGAACTGAACGAAGACGACTTTCTGTTCGACCACGGAAAGCCAATGAGCATCGAGCAGATGAAAAGCGATGCCCAGGTAGCGGCGAACGTCCTGAGCGAGATTGTGAAGCCGACCGGCCCGCGAGACGCCACCGACGCGGAGATTCTGGCCGCCGACCGAGCCGCCGACCGAGCGGAAGACCGGGCGGAGGAAGCCCGCGACGACAGAAAGAGGGGATAATGCCCTTCCTATCGAAAGCGCAGCAGCGGTGGGGCCATTCTGAGAGCGGAAAGAAGGCTCTCGGTGGCGAATCGGCGGTGAAAGAGTGGGACTCCGCGACGAACTTCAAGAAGTTGCCCGAGAAAAAGGGGAAGCTCCGGCGCGCGGCGGAATCACGGAAATGAGAAGGAAACCGCGCATTTACAAATCTCCGCTTTTGGACCACCTCGGGCTTCCGTGCTGGATACTCAGCATCCCGAGATTCGGACCGGTGACACGGCACCGAACCTGGGCAAATGCTCTTGAATGCTTGATGCAAGTGCAGCGCATGGGAATAGGGATTTCACGGTGAACGCCCGCGAGAAAGTCATCGAAGCCGAGCGGCAGATCCGCTGCGTGATCGCCGGAACCTCAAAGGAGATTCACTGCCCATTCTGCGGTGAGACTTCGACCGCCGGCCAGGAACTTCTCTGCTGTGAGAACCTGTGCAACGTAGTCAATGCGGTTCTGGATTACGTGGACACCAGGGCGAACCTGGAAGTGGTTGATCGCGTGATGGACCGGCTCGCCGGCCAGAGCCAGGCGGTGCTGAATTGAGCCTCTGGCTTCTGCTTCGAGTGGACAAGTCAGTACTCTACGACACCGCTGACGGATTTGTAGTCAGGGCCGGTTCGGAACTCAGCGCGAGGAGAATTGCAGCGCTAGACTGCGGAGACGAACAGGCTGAAACGTGGCTGAATATCAGGACATCAACATGCACCGAATTGAGCGCTGATGGGGAAGAAGGCATAATTCTGAGGGATTTTCGTGCTGGTTGAAGCAACACAATCCGATGAGCTTTTCAGCCCTCCGAACGAAGGCCAGGACTCCGAGCGCGAAGCCCCGGATGATGTTTCCGCCCCGCAGCGACCACAGCCCCGCACCTATGGAGACGAAAACAAGGAACTCCCCGAGGAGCTTCAGAACGCCGGCCTCGCGCTACTTCAGGAAGCTCAGAGGCAGGAACTCTACCAACGCCGCATGGAGGTCATGCGGGCGCGCCGCAACCGGTTCTACGAGCGCGGTCTACAGCACATCTACTACGATATTCTGAGTGGGGTATTCGTGCAGGGGGCGCCCGGCCAGTTCGTTCCCGACAGCGGCCATGGAGAGATTCAGTGCGGCGAGTACATCGCGGACTACAACATCTTCGCGCGCGCGCTGCAAATCATCATCGCCAAGTTGACCGAAAATCAGCCGGGAATCGACTTCCAGCCGGATAGCGGGAACTCTCCGGTCGATCTTCAGGCGTCGGATGCAGCAGAGGCTTATCGGATTCTGTATGACCGGAGGAACGATACCAAGGATCTACTCACCGCCATTACCCGCATGATGGGCCTCGACGGGCGCACGGTGACGTGGACTCGCACGATGGCGAATGAGCAGAAATGGGGAACGGATGAAAACGGCGTACCGCGGCGGGTGAAGACCACTTCCGTGTACGGCGTTCTCGAAACCAAGGTCCCCATCGTCGCAAAAACCTTCGAGGAATGGCCCTACTGCATCATCACCGAAGATCCGCACGTCTACACGGCTCGAAAAGAGCATCCCGACTTCGCTGACAAGATTGGAAAGTTCGGCGAGGAAGGAATCGCCGACACTCAGTTTGAGCGATTGGCCCGACTTGGTGCGTTACAAGGGAACTCCGCCGCTTTCCAACTGACCGACACCTACGACCATTACACCGAGCGCAAATACTTCTTCTTTCGCCCATCCATGCTGACCGATGAGGAATTGGATTCGGCGTATACGGACGAAGTTCACCAAGCCGAACCTTGGACGCTTCGGGATGCGTTGAACGAAGCGTTTCCCGATGGCGGTGTGTTCATCTTCGTCGGGAAGCAATACGTCGGATCTCGTAACGTCTGCATAGACGATGAATTGAGCGTTGACTTCCCGTATGCTGGCGATGGCATGGCGCGCATGGCGATCATGGACCCGGCGGTAGTCATTCAGGATCGTTTCAACGACGACATGAATCTGTACGCCGAGTGGAAGGACTTCGGATCACCTTCGACGTGGCTCCGCGCCGGCCGCGCACAGGTTGCCGCCATCAACGATCAGACCGCCGCTCCATTCTGCTTCCGGCCGGCCATGGAACTTGAGGTGTTGCGCGACCGCCCGCTGGCCGACAGCTTCTACCGTGAACCGAACCCCGAACTTCCAGAGACGTTCATCCGGCATACCGAGTACCTGGCCACCGCCCTTTTGCAGTACATTCTGGCAATCCCCTCCGCAGTCCAGGGAGCCGGGATGCCGGATCAAAAGACCAAAGGCGGCTACCAGGAGGCCATCTATCAGGCCATGGGGCAGCTCGGAGTGATCTGGGGAGCAGTCCAAAGGCTCATGTCCAAGGTCTACCGGCAGGCTGCGCTTGCCGCGGCGCGCGACGATAAGGAAGGAAAGCCGCTCATCATCCCCGGCCCAAAGGGTGCTGTGACATTGGACATCTCCGCTCTTGGCAAAGGGCACTTCCTGGCCCATCCCGACACGGACAGCGGCTACCCAGAATCCACGATGCAGAAGCGGGTGACGCTGAGCAATATCCTGGAAATGGCGATGAAAGACCCTGTGATCGGGCAGGCGCTTCTATCGTCTCCAGACACCTGGGATTTCATCTTCAGGACGTATGGGGTGCCAGAGATTGTGATTCCAGAGGCGCGCGTTCGGCGCAAGCAGTCCGCAGAGATCGAGATGCTGATTCAGCAAAGCCCACAGCAAGGGCCGCCCGATCCATTGACCGGGATACCAGGCGCGATGGTTTCTACCGTGCCTGTGGACCCCCTGGACTACCACGATTGGGAATTCGAGGAGTGCCGCGAGAAACTGTCCGACTGGCCGTGGGTTCAGCAGCAGTTGACTGCTGGGAATCAGGCTGGGATCGAGAATATCCGGCTTCACGCGCTCGAGCATCAGAAGTTCATGCAGCAGGCGGTTGAAGCGCAGCAGCAAGCGCAAGCAGCCGCGATTGCTGCCACAAATCCGAAGGCGACCGAGAGTTGGAAGCCTGAACTACCAAAAGAGGCTCCCGGGCCGCCAGCACAGGAGAACAATGCCTGACACAGATCAACTACCACCAGACTTGTTTACAGTCGATGGGAAGACGGTTTTTCCTCAGATTGATATGTCTACAGGAAGAATCCTGCGGTATCTTTCGTACAGAGCTGTAGTTGTGCCCAAACCGGAAGGAGATCAAGAAGTAGGGGAAATCTCGGATCTCTGGAAACTGGCGAATGGACAACGGGGAATAAATGCCTGACACAGACGTTTTGGAAGTAGAACCGCTCGAAGGCGCGGAAGAAACCACGCTTGAGCAACAGCCCGTCGCGGCTGGCGAAGAGAAACCGGCGGTAGAGGGGGAAGAACAGACTGCTCCGGTAACGTCGCTCCTGGGGCCGGACGGGAAGAAACTCGATCCCACGGTTCGAAGCCTCCTGAGTGAGATTCGCACGAAGAACGACGCTGCGGGGAAGCTTTTGACGAAGGCCGTCTACCGCGTGGCGGAACTCGACCGTGAATTCCCCGGCGGGTTGACCGAAGCACGCGAACTCCGCGACAAGATTGAAGGACTTGGAGGAGTCGAAGGCATCGAAGGGAAACTTGAAACGCTTGCGGAACTGACAGGGCTTTCCAAACAGTTCATGGACGGCGACCCGGCTTTCGTCGAAGACATGGCCACCAGCAGTCCAGAGGCTTTTTCGGCGCTGGCCCCCGCCATCTTCGCCAAGTATGCCCAGACGAACCCGGATGGGTTCACGGGATATATCGGTAGGGTGGTGTGGTCGCATCTGCAAAGCAATGGAGTCCCGTTGCTTCTTCAAAGACTTGCGGACTTCATTCCCGCCGACAAGCCGCAGGCTCTCGAACTACTGAACACGCTGAATGGTTTCCTGAACGAGTTTGCGGAGATGTCCAAGAAAGCTCCGGCCACGGCAAAACCACGAGTCGAAGCAAAGCCCGATGACCTGACGGCGCGTGAAGAGGCCCTGCGATCCCGCGAATGGAGGGCTGAACGCGACGGAATCCAGCGCGGAATCGTCCGCGATGAGGAAACCAAGTCCCTCGCCGGCCGGAAACCAGACACCGAGGAACGCGCCCAGATCCGCGAACTGTTTATGACCCGCTCCCAGGCGGCGGCAAACCGCCTATTTCCAGGCTGGAGCGAGA